GGCTCATGCTGCCACTGGTAATCCGAACGCCCAAGCACAAGGGAATTCTTCACCCAGATACACACGCCCGCAAGGTGGAACCCCGCATCCACGAAAGCCTTACGGAAATTCAGCCCCTCCGTGTCCGCATGGAACACATAAGCCGCGCCGCCGTTTTCCAGATGCTCCACCATGCAGACCAACGAATTATATAGAAATGTGTAGAATTCATCCCCCTTCATGCTGTCGTTCTGGATGGTCAGCCCGCCGGAACTCTTGAAGGAAACGCCATAGGGCGGGTCCGTCACGATGAGGTTTGCCTTCTTCCCGTCCATGAGCGCCGCCGCATCCTCCGCACTGGTGGCGTCCCCGCACATCAGCCTGTGCCTGCCCACCGTCCAGATGTCGCCCCGCTCCACGAACGCCGCTTTCTCCAGCGCGGCGGAAAGGTCGAAGTCATCATCTTTCACATCCTTCTCCCCGTCCCCGGCGAGCCGGTCTGCAATCGCATCCTCGCCGAAGCCCGTCAGGGACACATCAAAATCCGCGCCCTCCAAACTGTCAATCTCCATGCGGAGCAGCTCCTCATCCCATCCGGCATCCAGTGCCATGCGGTTATCCGCAAGGATGTAGGTTTTCTTCTGCGCCTCCGTCAGATAGTCCACGAACACACACGGAACCTCTGTAATCCCTTCCTCTTTTGCGGCGGCAATCCTGCCATGCCCCGCGATGACATTGAAATCCCGGTCGATAATGACCGGGTTGATAAAGCCAAACTCCCGCAGGGATGAGCGGAGCTTGGTGAGCTGCTCTGGCGAGTGTGTCCGTGCGTTATTCACATACGGCACCAATTTCCCCAAAGGGATAAGCTGCATCTCGGTTGTTGTCTTTCCCATTTTCCTCTACACTCCTTTCCTTGCACGGAGCAGCCGCTCCATCACGTCGTCCTGGGGCGTGTTGCCCTGGAATTCCACCGAGCAGTTCTCCTTCACGATCTGGTATATCTGCATCCAGCAGTAATTGGTCTGCTTCATGTAGGACTGGCTCATGGTGACATAAGGGGAGGCGATGGCGGCACCCGTGGTTGGGTGCTTCGCAAGGAAGCCCGTGGAGGATACAATTTCCTCGCACTGAATCCACCGGGACACGCTCATGGCGTACTGCTCCACCATCTGCACTGTGACCAGTTTTTCACATCCCCTTGCCTTCAGCCACGTATAGGTTTCGTTGTAGACTTCCTCCGCCACCAGCTCCCGCCCGCTTTTCTGTGGGGATTTGAGGAAGTCCTTCACGGGTGGTACGTCCATGCCCTCCAGTTCGGCAGGCTCCATCATGACCGCCGCCGTTTTCCCCTCGCTGATCTTCTCCGTGAGTGCCTTGGGCTTACGCCCTGCCCCCGGTCTTGCGCCGCCACGCCTGCTGCCGTCTTTTGCCACTGTCCTCTCCCCGTTTCTTTGATTTCGTTTGAAAAAATGCTGCGGAATCAAACGCCGCAGCACCTTAAAAAGCCTTTATTCTGCGGAAATCTACGGGCGGGCAATCCCCCGTTTGATTTCCGGTTTTTATGCGTGACACCCCACGCCCGTTCCCCGGCGGGTTCCTTGTAGAGATTCCGACCGCCCCTCCGGGTCAGCAGAAACCTCTACGGCATAAATCAACACAGCACTGATTCCCATAAAACAAATTAATGTTTGTGCCACCTGTCACCGCGCTCCGCATGAATCCTCGCATGGCAGGACTGGCACAGCGACACGAGGTTTTCCTCGTCATGGGTGCCGCCCTCTGCCAGCGGCAGCTTGTGGTGTACCTCCTCCACCGGCCGCAGCAGCCCTTTCTTGTAACACTCCTCACAGAACGGGTGCTTTGCGGCGTAGCGGTCACGGATACGTTTCCATGCCCTGCCGTACCTACGGCGTACAGCCGGGTCGCGGTCGTACTTCTCGTAGCGGCGGTTCTCCTGCCGTTCATGTTCCTCACAGAACCTCCCTTCCGTCAACTTCGGACATCCGGGGAAAGAACACGGTCGCTTCGGTTTCCTTGGCATTGCTCTCACCTCCTTCGGGCATAAAGAAAGCCCCGTAGGGCTGCTCCCCCACGAAGGCCGTCTCTCTTTTTGCAGTTTTCGATAATAACAGTGTATCACGCCCAATGTAAAAAAGCGTCCACGATATTACTCACCCTCATGCAAATTCTACATATAAATTTTTCTTAGTATAATTTATTGCAAAATGCATCCCTTTTGCTAAGTCATTCATCGCCCACAACAAAGCTTTTATCCAAAAACTTTATTTTACCCGAAAGAATCATCTTAGTATCATTATAAACAAAGTGATTCTTATGTTCTTCATTCATAGGGGGTTGATGATTAAATATCAATGCAGCTTCCCCCCGTTCCCTATCCTCGGATGCAATAGGTGCAAAAGAATAACATAATTCCTCACCATGCCGTAATTTTTTTGTCCAATCTGATAATCTATTATGGTTCTGAATTCGTGCATTTACATTCGTTGATTCTCCAATATATAAGAGTTTATGTATTGAAACTGTATTGTTCTCAACGTTGTATTTACAGGTGTATACACAATAGATACCCGACTGTTTTGGTATGGACTCCTTATTGACTTCACGCCAGTATCCCTTAAATTTTAGACAAATTGTTTTCATATAGACCTCCTAGCTTTAATTTTCATCATCAATGTTTTTCCAAATGAGAGAAATTTTTGCTCCGATTTTTTCTTCAACCGCCCTTTTTATCTCTGGATGCTGTTTTAGATAAGCAACGACCTGCTTATCCCTTTCAACATATTCATCTCTTATCGGATCATTTTCCTCCCCATAAAATTCAGACACATCTTCAGTTTCACTCAGTTCCATTCCTGTTTTAAGTACGTCTGCCAGATTGCTACAGTAAATAGATGCCTCCATCGTACTCTTAACTGTCATTGATAACAACTCTTTTTTCAATCTATCCATAAAATGCACCTGGTAAGTATAAAGATATGGGGTCAAATTCTCTGCATAACAATCAAGAAGCCTATGGCAATAATCCAGCTTCTCTCGAACAGTTAATTGAAAAAGAATGTCCATCGTTTTAACAACATCCTTAATAACAGCTTCTGAGTAACCTTTTTTCTCTAAATAGTCAATAAAATATTGAATAAAATCATGTACTTCCTCAAGAGTCATACTATCATCGCGTTCTTCCCAAAGTTTCTGTGATAATCCCTCCTCTCTCGCTAACTGGGTCAGAATAATTTTAATAAACTCTTTTTCTTCATCTGGAAATGAAATGCATTTTTTTCCGTCTTTCATTTTTTCGATGTCACCGCCACATACACGAATAAGTTTTTCAAACTTTCTACGCAGTTTTTTTGCCGCAGATTCCATATTTTCATGTGGCAGAGACTCTTTTACGACTTCTTTAATAATTTGAGATAAAAGTATCATAATGGAAAACCTCCTGCTTTTTTAAGTATGGATTAAGTATAGCACAGTTTTTTTCAAAAACTTGGACATCTGTACACCATTTTATGTCCAAGTTTTTTCAACCTGTTCTTTTGCCATAAATAAAACATTCAGTTTTTATAGAATCTAACAAGCTCCGATAAAAAGAAAAACCTCCATAGGACTAAGCCCATGAAGGCTATCTGTTATTATGCAATATTACTCATTCCATCCGCATCACGCTTTCCCATACAGAAGCGTGACCAGCTTTCCCAGGGCGCGGTTCTTTTTGTTGTAAGCCGAAGAGCACTCAATGCCAAAATGGTCGCAGATGGCATAGATGGAATCCGTCTGCCGCTCTGACTCGGAATAAAATGTTTCCAACACATACCGTTCATCCTCTGAAAGCTCCTCCCATGCTGGGAGGAACCACGCCATGTATTCCACTGCCTGCCGATACCGTTCTTTCAGAACATTAATTTCCTCAATGCCCTTTATCATCCTGTCCTCCGCAGCACGGGGATTGTGTGTGCGGGGCATCCCGTCAGACTGCGGGCTGCTGACGCCACCCATCTTCTCATATGCCGCCTTTATCTCATCATCCGTGTGTTCGATGATGAATTTCATATTGCTGTAATCCTTCAGTGCATCCACGGCCGCCGACCGCTTGTCAAGGTACTTCCAGATAATGCTCATAAGCCATGCCTCCAATCAAAATAGATTTGCTT